AAAATCCTACACCAACTATCACCTGAATGTAATAAGAGTAATGCAAAATACGTAGAAGGTTCACAACCTGGTATGATTTATGCAAAAGGTCTTGGTACATTAGTAGATGGTCAAGAAGGTGTAGACTTACTTGTTGCACACGTGCAAACAAGATATCCTGAATGGCAGGAAATGGGTGACGTAGCAGCTCCGCCTGTTGCAACTCATATGTCTGTACCATCAGATGCCGTTGAAGAAAGAAACGGTAAGTATAGATTAGATAATGGTAACTACTTAGAAAAAACTGCATATTTTTATGTAATAGTTTTAGGTGATGAACCTAGACCTGCAGTAATTACTATGAGATCATCTAACTTAACACCTGCGAGAGAATTAAATCAACTGATTAAAAATCTTAGATTTAAAGATGACAAAGGTGTTTACAATCCGGCGGCGTATGCAGCAGTTTATAATTTAAAAACTGCGGCTAAAACTGCGGGAAGTAAAAACTGGCATGTCTATAAACCTTCTATGAAGAGAGCATTAGATATCTCTAAAAAAGAAGATGCAGACTTATATTTAATGGCACAGGAATTTCAAAAATCTGTGTCTAAAGGTGCAGCTAAACCTGAATATGAGAAAAGCGATAAACCTAAGATATCGGATATTGTCTAATTCACTAAGTGAATACTTCGAAGACGGGATGGCGACGGGAGACTGTTGCCATCCTTTAAGCAATTTAAAGGGATACAGATATGCAAGAGTTTATAAAAAATTTTACAGGTTTAGAACGTAATTACGGTTTTTGTAATATTAGTAATGGTTATGAAGATCCAGATACAGGAAAAATAAAATTTAAGAATGGTGATTATGGTTGGTCAGGTAAACCAATTACAGAATTTGATTACAAACAACATTTAGACGGAACAAAATCTATAGGTATACAGCCTTGTAATGATAACGATCTAGCGAGATTTGGAGCAATAGATATAGATCCAAAAATATATAAGGATCTAGATGTAAAATATTACTTAGATATTATTCAAGAAAAACAATTACCACTAATACCAATTAAATCAAAAAGTGGTGGACTTCATTTATATTTATTTACGAAAGAATTAATAAGAGCAAAAGTAATAAAAGATTTTTTAGAAGACGTATTATTTTTATTTAAACTACCAATCAATACAGAGATATTTCCTAAACAAACTAAGTTAGGAAGTGATACAAACGGAAACAAAGTAAATGGTAATTTTATAAACCTTCCATATTTTGGTAAAAAAGAAAGAGTTGCATTAGATCCTTCAGGTAAAGAAATACCTTTTGATGTTTTTTTACAATGCGTTGAATTAAATAAGGTAGACTCAAAACAACTAAAGGAATTATCCGATAGTCTTATTCAAAAAGCATTAACCGGAGGAGCAGAAGAATTTAAAGATGGTCCACCATGTCTAGAAATATTATCTAAAAATAAAATGAAAGATGGTCGTGATAGATTTTTATATAACTACATGGTCTTTGCTAAGAAAAAATATTCAGATGATTGGAAGAATAAAGTTTTACAAGCAGGTAGAAATTATTTTGAGTTTAATCAAACCTGGACTGATGATCATATTAAAATGAAAATAAAAAACTGGGAGAAGCAAGAGAAAGGTCATACTTGTAGTGATGAGTTACTTTCACCAGTTTGTGTTAAATCAGAATGTGTAAAAAGAAAATTTGGAATTATATCAGATAAAAAAATAGATTGGCCATTGATGACTAATTTAATTAAAGTAGATTTTAAACCAGACCCTGAATACTATCTTACTGTAGAAAATAAAAAAGGTGATTCAGTATCTGTACATGCAAAAGATGTAAATAAATTAAAAGATCAAAAAGAATTAAGGGGATTAATCATGGCTCAGGCTGATATATTTCCTCCACCTATTAAAGCAATGGACTTTCATGCAATGATAAATGCTTTATTAGATACACAAGATACAGTGCAGCCGGCTCCAGGGACCAGACCAATGGAGATATTAAAGAAATTATTAAAGGAACATATAAACGGGCCTCAGGCTACAACGCATAATTCTTTTTTAAGTGGTAATGTATTGAAAGATGAAACTTATGCATACTTTGTATATGATGATTTTTACAATTTTTTGAAAGAAAATGAATGGAAAAAAGATGCATCTAGAACTTCTTACATGATAGAAAAAATGTTTGAGAATGAAAAGGATCATTTACCTAAACCAGAATTTGGTAAAAAGAAAAGGTTTCCAGGTAAAAATAAAAAAACAGATAAACCAAATCCAGGTGTTAATGGATGTGCATTTATACCTTTGTATTTATTTAAAGAAGAAGAAATGGAAGTAGAAGAGATTATAGAAATAGAAAATGAGGATGATATCGTATAATGATTTATAAATATTATGGTCCTCCAGGTACAGGTAAAACATATAAGCTTATTAGTAGAGCTAAAGCATATGTTAGAACAGGTGTACCACTAGATAAGATTGCATACTTTGCTTTTACTAAAAAAGCTGCAGAAGAAGCTAGAGAAAGAATGCCAGCAGAAGATAAAGACTTATATTATTTTAGAACTATTCATTCATTTGCTTTTGATCAATTAGATTTAAATACTAAAAAAGTAATGCAAGGTAGTGATTATGAAAAGATAGGTAAGAAATTAAATTTAAGAGTTAAATATTATGACAAATATAATAAGGAAGAAATATTTTATTTAAATAGTGATAGTCCATATTTTCAAATGATAGGAAAAGCAATTAATAGAGATGTAAGTATTAGAGAAGAGTACGATAGAAACGAACATAACTCTAAAGAAATTAAATGGCATATACTAAAAAATATAGATGATAATTTAAAAAACTATAAGACTGTTAAAAAGAAACTAGACTTTAATGATATGATTAATCAATTATTATTGAAAGAAGATCTACCTAGATTCAAAGCAATCTTTATAGATGAAGCTCAAGATTTATCACCACTACAATGGAAATTATTTGATAAATTAAAGCAATACACAGATGATATTTATTTAGCAGGTGATGATGATCAAGCTATCTTTGCCTGGGCTGGAGCAGATGTTGATAGATTTATATCTGAAAAAGCAGATAAAGAAAAGGTATTGAAGTATTCAAAAAGAATATCAAAAGCAGTTCAAGAACAATCAATCATACCTTTAACTAATATAATTGGTTTAAGGAAACTAAAACAATATTATCCAAGAGACTATGAAGGTGAATGTCTTAAAATAAATAACCTAGATCAAATAGATTTAACAGAAGGTAATTGGTTAATATTAACTAGAACTATTTCTAGATTAATAAAAATGACAAAAGAATTAAGAAAAAGAAATTTATATTATTACACTAATAAAGGTAAAAGTTTTATAGTTAGATTATACAATGCATCTGTTAATTATAATTCATGGTGTAGAGGAATTGAATTAGATCAAAAAGAAGTAAAAGACGTAGAAGAATATATAGGTGCTAAACAAGATAAATGGGACAATACCGTAGATTGGTTTGATGCATTTAAAGAAGCAAATTTATCTGAGAAAGAATATATAAAAAATATGTTGGATAACGGAGAAGATTTAGATGAAAGAGCACGTATCAAAGTATCTACTATTCATGCAGCTAAAGGTGGAGAAGAAGATAGTGTGATTCTTTGTTTAGACATTGGAGATAAAATTAAAAAAGCAATTAAGAAGAGTCAAGCAAAGCATGACGAAGAACATAGAGTTTGGTACGTTGGAGGAACACGTGCAAGAAACAATTTATATAAATTAAAAGCAAGAATAAAAAGAAATGAATATAAACATATTTAAGAATTTACATACTAACCTATGTAAACCGAATGGGAGAGAGAAGCCCTTTAGTGGTGGGTGGCAGCATCATGCTTTAACGAGCGACGTTGATTCGATTTTCTCTTACTCCCACTCATTGGATATAAGATCGTTAAATCAACAACTGCCACATTAAACTGAAAGGAAAAATATGACACATAAAGATGACTTGGAAAATGCATTTCCACAAGATAAACAAATTGGAGGATCTCACTATAAAGATTTTCCTATTCAACCTTATGAATTTATTTCAAAAAATGATCTCTCATTTTTTCAGGGAAACGTTGTGAAGTACGTTTGTAGATACTTGAATAAAAATGGAATACAAGATATAGAAAAGATAATTCATTACTGTGAATTAGAAATTAAAAAGATGAAAGA